GCTGGATTGCCACCAACCCCGGACCGGCTTTGCGTGGCTACCAGATAAACGCACTGTATTATCAAGTCGGGCTGGGTCCACGATGGGCTACCCTGGTAGATATGTGGCTGCAAGCCTACAACGACCCAGCCCGGCTAAAAACTTTCCTGAATAGCCGCCTTGCTGAGGCCTGGGAAGACCCGACCATGCGAGCGGTAAAAATGAATGTGATAGCCGACCGCGCGGAAGCCTACCGCTTGCGGGTAGCTCCGTTAGGCGTTGCTGCGATTACTGCCGGCGTCGATACACAGGATAACCGCCTTGCTGTACACATTACCGGCTGGGGAAAGAACATGGCGTCCTGGACGCTGGATTACGTCGAATTGATGGGTGATCCTGCCGACGAGGCGGTATGGGTAGCCTTAACCGAACTTCTTAACACCCCTATCCAGCACGTCAATGGGCAGTTAATGCCGATCATTGCAACCGCCATTGATGCTGGCGGCCACCGTACCGAAGCCGTCAAGTACTATGTACGCCGCCGGTTAATTCGTCGCCCCATGGTCATATTTGGTGCGGTAAACAACAATGCGCCGGTATTGTCCAAGCCCAAGGCGCAGGATGTCAACTGGCATGGCAATTACAACAAGCGAGGCGTTCATATTCAGCACGTCGGCACCGTAGCGGTTAAAAACGTCCTGTTTGGCCGTCTGGCTACCGATGGCGACAAGGACATAAACAACCGTCTGGTGCATTTTAGTGAAGATTTGCCTGCGGATTATTTTACCGGCATTACTTCGGAAACCTACGATCCACGCTCAAACCGCTTCGTGAAGAAACGCGGCGCACGAAACGAGCCGCTGGACACCTGGGTTTATGCCTACGCTGCAGCCCATCATCAAGAATTAAGGCTGCATCTGCATACACAAGCCAAATGGAATGAAATGCTAACACAGTATGGCGAAATAACGAGCGATCAATTCAGCCGGTTACAAGTACCTGAAACCATCAAAATTGAACCGCCCGCACAACCCACGCCACAGCCCCAAAAACAAAAACTTGTTTCCCACCTAACATCCGATTCATGGAGTTCACGTTTATGAGCATTGCCGAAAAAATAGCCGAGCTGTTACAAAACGACATTCAAACCTCGCTGGAAAAGTCTTTGTGCCTAGATGCAGGATCAGCAAAAGCCCTCGCTGATGATGTATTCAAGGAACTGCAAAGCAATTGGGGCGGGAAAGATATTTACATTCCTGTCCGCGACACGCTTATGCGCAATCATGCCATTCGAAAGAATTTCAATGGCCGCAATCATGCAGAAGTGTGCAAACAGTATGGGATTAGTCTCAGTCACTTGTACCGCATCATCAAACAAAATTAAGGCCTAAATTATGAGCAAACAACAAATCGGTGTAGTCGTTATGCCCATCGCTTATTTTGTCGCTGGTGTCCTGCTTGTTTCGGGCTTTGTGATGATCTGCGTCAAAACTCTTTTTGAAACCATGATTGATATTGCTATCAACAGCGAATGAAAATAATGAACCGATTAATAAAAAAACTCAGATATTGGCTATTTCACAAAAAATGGCAATCGAGCTCCTAATACTGTCCAAAGTGCGGCAATACTGCACTGGGAGAAATGGCAACTTTGCAACTTAAAGTCTGTCAAGAGTGTGTCCCAAATACCTGGATTAAATGGCCGCTAAACAAAAATCAAAAACCAAGGATTTAACCCATGAAAATATTTAATAAATTGCTGGAAAAAATCAGAAAAATTGAGCGAGACAAAGAAAGAGAGCGAATACTAAAAAAAGGCTATGCGCTTGTTGATAAATACAACAGCGGCTACAGTTCAACGGCGCTTCGTGAATTTCTTAACTCACTGCAATCATGATGATTTTGGAAAAAATAGGCTTTTTGATAGATATTTTTATCAAGTATCTGCCTTTTATAAATACGTTTCTGCTTTTGATTTTGGTTAAAAACTCGAATCATGCAAGGAAACAAAATAATACGGTAAAAGTCCAAAGATCGTGTAGGTTGGGTTAAGCGAAAGCCGTAACCCAACATTCTGTCTGTGATTACGAAATCGATACAAACGCAAATTTTTTAACTAAATAAAGATTGTTATTCTAACCTCGCTCGGTTAAGCGGAGGTTTAGACACTGGAGCTTATAAAATGAATATTAAAAATTGAGGAAAACGCAAACTTAACAAGTCTTCGCGGCTTGGGAATGAACGTAAAATGGTCAGAAATCATAGCAACAAATGACTTATTTGAAGATGAGTTTTCATTGATGCCAGAAATGATTTGTGAGTGTTTTGAACCGTGACGCATAACGCAGATTAGATACCTAACAGGTGTATTTAGTCAAAGATATATCTACAGCCTATGCCTGTCTAAGTCCACAAACTATTTTTTATGAAATAAAAAATAAAATATTCTCATTTTCCCCCTAAAAATGAGAAAAAAAAACTGCTGTAATGTTCACCATGACTACAGCAACCGACATGCTTACCAAATACCTAACCGCAGAAGCCGCCATCCTGGACGGCCAGCAAGTGCGGTTTGGTGAAAGAATCCTGACTCGTGCCAACCTTGCCGAAGTACAGCAAGGCCGTCGCGACTGGGAGCGCCGCGTAAATGCTGAATCACGCATTGCCGCCGGCGGCACCTCTCCTCGCTATCAAACCCCGGATTTCAGTTTATGAACACACATGACCAATCAGTTTATTTTGTCGCAAAATTGATCATGTGGTGTTTAGCCCCTGCTTTATTGGCAGCTGTCCTATTCATCGTCTGGTGGCTCATTGAACTGGCTTGATTCCATGATTGCCGCCATAGCCCCTGAAAAAGCGGTTAGACGAGCACAAGCCCGAAATATCCTGGCGGCCTATGAAGCAGCCAAACCTACTGTTTTGCGCAAACAAAGCCGTGATTCCGGCAGTGGTGACCGATGGGTTACTCAAGCTGGCCCGCAATTGCGCAATCAAGCACGTTTTCTTGACGGCAACCATGATCTGGCAAAAGGGGTTCTCAATGCGCTCGTTAATAATGTCGTTGGTGCTAATGGTATCGGTATCGAACCGCAACCACGCACGTTTGGCGGTGAAATCCATGACGAATTGGCCGATTCATTACTACGCCTCTGGAAAGACTGGACAAGAAAACCAGAGTGTACATTTACAACCGACTGGGCCTCGGCACAACGCTTACTTTGCCGTTCCTGGGTACGTGATGGCGAAGTGATGACCAAGAATTTAACTGGTATCGTTCCGTTTCTGGACCACGGCACTGAAGTTAAATTTACGCTGGAAATGTTGGAATCGGATATGTGCCCGTTGATCTATGATGATCCGGCACAGCGAATTGTTCAGGGCATACAACGTAATGGTTGGGGCAAACCTACGAATTATTATCTATATCGCCAGCATCCAGGCGATTTAAACGTTTTTACTGCACAGGCATTGAATCTAACGCCTGTCAGTGCTGATCGAATCAACCATTTACGCATTCGTGAACGCATTACCCAAATGCGAGGCATATCGGTTTTTACCTCAGTTATGACCCGTCTTGACGACATCAAGGACTATGAAGAATCCGAACGCATCGCGGCAAAAATAGCCGCGTCGATGGCCGCCTTCATCCGCAAAGGTTCACCGGATATGTATGAACCGAACAGCGATGGTACACCAAGAGCTATGCGCTTCTCGCCCGGCATGGTCTTTGATGACCTGCTTCCCGGTGAAGAAGTCGGCATGATCGACACTAATCGACCCAATCCGGCTTTAATCGAGTATCGAAAAGGGCAATTGCGGGCCGTTGCGGCCGGTACCGGGGTTAACTACTCAACCATTGCCCGTGATTATGATGGCAGCTATTCCAGCCAACGCCAGGAACTCATCGAAGGCTGGGCCAATTATCAGGTATTGACGGATGAATTTATCAATGCCCTGGTACAGCCGGTCTGGGAAACCTTCGTAAAAATGGCCGTGCTGGATGGTCTGGTGACTGTCCCGGCTGACATCGACCCACTGACATTAGATGATGCCTTGTTTATCGGTCCCTCCATGCCATGGATTGATCCACTCAAAGAAGTCAAGGGCAATGT